TATCACCATCACAAATTGCGATGGCGAAACGTCTGAACGTACCGCTTGAAGAATATGCAAAATATGTGAAGGAGTAATGATATGACTGACAGAAAATCTCGCGCAAGCGAAACACGCGAACTAGACTCGCGCAGAAAACCCTGGGCGCCGCCCAGTCACCTTGCAGCACCTGATGCCCCAGAGGGGTTTGTGCATCGTTGGATACGAGTTGCAATGCGTGGTGAGGAAGACAAAATGAATGTCAACGCCAAGCTACGCGAAGGATGGGAACCTGTCCGGAAAGACGAATATCCAAACTATGAAGCACCTGTTATCGACGATGGTCGGTATGAGGGTGTGATTGGTCAAGGCGGATTGATGCTGTGCCGAATACCTGTTGAAACAGTAGCAGAAAGAACTGCATATTACGGGGGCAGAACCCGCGAACAGATGACTGCTGTAGATCAGGACCTTATGAAGGAACAACATCCTTCGATGCCGATAAGTAATAATCGGCAAAGTCGTGTATCATTCGGGGGATCTCGTAGAGACTCCGATTAATTGAAAGAGGATTGCTAAAATGGCAAACAGTAACGGTGCTTTCGGACTTCGTCCGATTGGTGTAGTCGGTCAGGCTGCAAACACCACTGGTGCGACCGAGTATCGTATCGCCTCTGGAAACACTAACGCGATTTACCAAGGTTCACCCGTAAAACCGCTGTCAACAGGCTTTATTGATATTGTTGGCGCGGCTACTGGTGGAACGGTAGGTCTACTTGGTGTGTTCTGGGGATGCGAATATGTATCGTCTACCACTGGTGAAACTATTTTCTCAAATAGCTGGCCCGGTTCTGGCGCGGATTCTAATCATCCCGTCAAAGCCTTTGTTTATGACAACCCAATGCAGACATATGTTATCTGCTCAGACGCTTCATTGACTAGCGAAGCAACTGCGCAGGGCCATGTGTTCGCAAACGCCAACTTTGCGGCGGCTGCTTCTGGTTCTTCAGCCACAGGCATCTCATCTGCTAAGTTGGGTGTCAGCACAATCGCCACCACTGCGGCATTGCAACTGCGTATTATGGGCATTCAAGATGACCCAGAAAATGCAGACTTTACTGCGGCTGGTATCCCATTAATTGTTCGATTGAATAACAGTTTCAACTCCGCCAATGGTGCGATTGTTGCTGGTACTCCATCGACTACTGGCGTTTAAGGAGGTCTAAAGAATGGCTATTTCTCGCGCACAACTAGCGAAAGAGCTAGAACCGGGCCTCAACGCGCTGTTTGGTATGGAGTACAATCGGTACGAAAACCAACACGCGGAGATCTACACAACAGAATCTTCTGATCGAGCATTCGAAGAGGAAGTAATGTTGAGTGGGTTCGGAGCGGCACCTACCAAATCGGAAGGTTCCTCTGTAAACTTTGACGACGCTAACGAAGCCTACACTGCTCGTTACAACCACGAAACTATTGCGTTGGCATTCTCAATCACTGAGGAAGCTATCGAAGACAATCTGTATGATCGTCTTGGTTCGCGTTATACTCGTGCGTTGGCTCGTTCAATGGCACACACAAAGCAAGTTAAGGCCGCTGCGGTTCTTAACAACGCATTTACTGCTGGCGCGTCTGCTGGTGGTGACGGTGTTGCGCTTTGTGCGACAGACCACCCGTTAACCAACGGTGGTACGTTTGCCAACGAACCCGCAGTAGCTGCTGATTTGAACGAGACATCTCTTGAAGATGCCCTTATCAATATCGCAGGTTTTGTGGACGAGCGTGGTTTGAAGGTTGCACTTCGTGGCACGAAGTTGCTTATCCCGCGTCAACTGCAATTTATTGCAGAACGCTTGATGGTTTCAAACCTTCGTGTTGGAACAGCAGACAATGATACGAACGCGATTCGTTCAATGGGAATGTTGCCTGATGGCTATGCCGTCAACGACTTCCTGACGGACCCTGATGCGTTCTTCATCATGACGGATGCGCCTCGTGGAATGATCCACTTTGAGCGTACTCCTCTGTCTACCAACATGGAAGCAGACTTCGACACAGGCAACATGCGCTTTAAAGCTCGTGAGCGTTACAGCTTTGGCTTTAGCGACCCACGTTGCGTATTCGGTTCACCCGGAGCGTAATTTGTGCTATAGTTTGGGAGGGTTTCATTACCTCCTCCCAAACTGGGGGCTACTTCGGTAGCCCCTTTCTTTTTGTCTATTTCTCCTGTATGGTTTTTTTATCCCTGACAGCCGCATGGTGCGGCTGACACTAGCCGCGACAGGAGATCCACATGGCTAATACTACTTTTAACGGTCCAGTTCGCTCGGAGAACGGATTCAAAGATGTAACGAAAAACGCTACAACAGGCGCTGTTACAGAAAACATTTCGATTACACACAATGGCACAAACAGTGTCGTAATTATCAGCGACCTTCCGACTTCTGACCCATCTGTAGCAGGTCAACTGTACAGCAATTCAGGTGTTGTAACTGTCTCCGCAGGATAAGGAGATAGATCATGGCTGGTCCAGTAACAGCATATAATTGGGTTCAAGGAACCTCGGCAGCGATTGTTGGTCCGACTCGATCACGTTTACGGCAGGTTGTAATTTACGCGGCGGCGGCGGGTGCTTTTACGTTGAAAAACGGTAGCGCAAGCGGAGATACTTTGCTTACGCAAAAGTTTCCTACAGGTCATCATGTAATGAACATTCCTGATGATGGCATTATCGCAAGTAGCGGTGTTTATGTCTCAGCGTTTACAGGGTCGGCAAACGAACTTACGATTATTTTATCGTAGGAGGGTCGCATGGCTTATGAGATCCGCTCGATATCACAGGTCGGAACCTCGGAGCCGTTTGAGCTTCAGGTGGCCCGGGGTCAAATCTCGGGCCATAAAACTGTGTTTAAGTTTGGTTACAACAACGATGTTCAAGACACAAAAGAAACCATCTGGGAACAAGGTGGTTTGTATTCCTACCCCCCATCAGCCACGGTGATGACTATATCAAGCAGTTCGGCTAACGACACTGCCGCAGGTACTGGTGCAAGAACGGTTGAAATTTTTGGCCTAGATGGTGATTACAACGAAATAAACGAAGTTGTCACATTAAACGGACAAACCGCTGTTAATACGACAAAATCTTATGTGCGTATAAATCGCGGCCTTGTTCGCACCGCGGGTAGTGGTGGTGCAAATGCTGGTATAATCTACGCAGGAACAGGAACAGTAACTTCTGGAGTTCCTGCTAACATTTATCTTCTTATTAATGGTGATGGTGATAACCAAACATTAATGGGTCTTTGGACAGTTCCCGCAGGATATACCGCGTTTCTTACAAAGATGGCTTTGTCCACAGGCACAGCAACTCAGACACCTGCTATTCTGAATGCTAGTCTTGTTGCTAGACCCTATGGAGAAGTGTTTCAAATAAAAGAAAGATTTACTCTTACAGATGGCGCACACGAACAGTTTTATACTTTTCCATTAAGGTTCACAGAAAAAACAGACTTAGAGATGAGAGCATTTTCTTCTTCAGGGTCTGTTAGCTTTGATGTTTCCGCGTCAATGGAATTTGTTTACATTCAAAATGCGGGGCCACTTTAATGGCTAAGATCGACAAAGATAAGATGAAATGCAACAAGCCCAAGCGTCAGGTTTCTGGCGGCAAGAAGTTTGTTGTAAAGGCATGTGATAAGGGCAAGGAAAAGATCGTCAGATTTGGGGATGCCAATATGACCATCAAGAAGTCAAACCCTAAGCGCAGAAAATCGTTCCGAGCTAGGCATGGTTGTGACACAAAGAAGTTGGATAAACTTACGGCCCGTTATTGGTCGTGCAAAATGTGGTAACGGGATGAAAGTGAACTTTTCGGATATAACATCGGTTATCGTGGTTGGACTTTTGGGCTGGGGCTCAACTCAACTCTATGCGATGAAGTCTGATTTAGCTGTTGTGTCTTATCGGGTTGAGGAAAACTATAAGATGATAAAGCCCATGTGGCAGGATTTTTTAGTGAGGCAGGCAAACTATGATAAGTCGTGGACAAATGTCGTTCCAAATATCCACACCACCGGAGGTACGGAATAATGGCAAAAAAGAAAAAGCTCGACGCTTGCGCAAAAAAGGTCAAGGCGAGATACAAGGTTTGGCCCTCGGCTTACGCAAGCGGAGCGGTAGCCAAGTGCCGAAAAGTAGGAGCCGCCAACTGGGGAAACTCTACTAAAAAAGCGGCTACTGGTGGTTTGATGACGGCGGTTGATAATCCAAAACGCCCTGCTCGTAATAGGTATCGCGGCGGTGGAATCATTGCGTCTGGTTGTGGTTGCGTTACGGAAAACAGGCGGAAAAGTACGGGGACGTACTGATGGCGGAAAAGAACTCTTTGCGAAAATGGTTCTCCCAAAACAAAGGGAAGGGCTGGGTTGATTGTAAGACGGGAAAGCCGTGTGGCCGCAAGAAAGGCGAAAAACGCAAAAGCTATCCCGCATGTCGGCCTACGATGGCGCAATGTACGTCCGCAGCAAAGAAGAAGAAATCTTCAAAACGAATAAGTTGGAAAAACAAAAAGGCTACCGGCGGATTGGTAAGAGTGTTTTGATACGGGATTGGGCAGAGGAATTATCTAAACCCACCGCACATACGAATGGTGTTGCGGCTTGTCCTTTTGCTTTGCCTGCGGTTGAAAACCATGAAGTAAAAATATTGGTTTCTGACGGTTTGTGGACGGATGTCTTACATGAGGCTGCAAAGTTTTTTAGCACTGGTTACAAAGTCACGATGGTTTTTGATTACAGTTACGATTATGACTATGATAAGTTAGAACAAGAATGCATGGCGCTTAATAAGTTTTTTGAGTCGGCAGGAATAGACATATGGCTTCTGGCGTATTTAAGAGAACACGCCATTGTTTTTATACAGCGTTGGACGGAGTTAGAAAACGCTGCTGCAAAGTTGGAAAAACTAGGGTATTATACGAACTACGACCCACAGGATTATGAGCGCCATATTTTGGCGCGTAGAAACAGGAGACAATAGAATGCCGGGTAAGTTAAACATGGTTAAGAACAAGCAGGGAAAAATGGTTCCTGATTACGCTGCTGATGGCGTTGGAAAAATGATGCGCGGCGGTCGTGTCGGTATGATGCGTGGCGGCGAGGTAAAAATGATGCGCGGTGGTAAGGTTAATGGTTACGCAAATGGCGGTTGTGTCATGACAAAGACCAACCAAAACCCCATAATAACATGAGTTGATAGATGGCTACTTCAGGTTCAAGAGACTTTAACCTCGATGTCGGTGAGATAATCGAGGAGGCGTTTGAGCGGTGCGGGCTGGAGGTTCGCACTGGTTATGATGCTCGGACGGCGCGTCGGTCTTTGAACCTGATGTTTGCTGAATGGGCAAATCGTGGCATTAACATGTGGACTGTGGAGCAGGGCACGATAACCCTTACCCAAGGTCAAGCTCAGGAGACGTTGTTGCCTGATGTTGTTGATGTATTGGAGATTGTGCTTCGTCGGGGCAACACTGACTATGAGGTAGAGCGGATTAGTCGGGGGGATTACGTTACTCTTCCCAACAAGACTACGCAGGGTCGTCCCAGCCAGTTTTGGTTTAATCGCCAGATTAGCCCTGTAATTAATCTTTGGGCTGTTCCTGAGAACTCTACGGATCAAATCA